GAAACTGGGTTGAGCGAGCCTGAAGTACGCGCGATGGTTGAGCGTGACTTAATCAAACGTGGCCAATAATAAAAATGCAACCTTAAGTGGGTCGTTTTCCGGCCCATTTTTTTTGTTTTGCCATTCCGTGTACGGACAATGCACGCTGAGCGTGTGGTAACTTCGTGGATACGTAGCTGATGTGCAACGTAGCCAATGTGCAACAACTATGATGCACTGCATCATGTAGCTATAACAACACATAGTGCGGCGCACACGTAGCTGATACGTCACACTGTGATGCTGATATACTAGTTCGACGCACAACCAGGGCGTGCATATGTAGCTGGAATGATACATAGTGGCCGTCAAACCACTAGGTTGTAAAACCACTGGTTGTGCTCCGTACACTGATCAACCGTAGTAGTAGCTACTAGGCAACAGGGGGTGGCATCCCGGCTACACGTAGAAGTTGAGTCATAGTCACGAGCGAAAGGGAGGATGATTTTCTGAATGGCACAACATTGCGCATTATGGTGAACTTCGTTCACCATGCGGCTCAGCGTCGTCGGCGGCATTGACCGCCGTAATGATTGCGTTGACGCAATAATTCCATTATTATTCCCAAATAATATGTATGGCAATACAAATTTTGCAAGACAATAGGAGATAACAGCTATGAACAACGCAAGTGGCGAGTTTGAACATCTTGCGACGGTCGAAGATCGCGTGAATGCTTTTCTTAAAGACCCAGACGTTATCTGGGGCGCACGAGCGATTGGCAAAGTGCTCGGCCTGAATGCGCGTGATACGCATCACTTTCTTGCATTGGGGCGCATCAAACCAGCGCGGAAGATCGGGGGCAAATGGTGCGCCTCAAAGCGCGAGCTTGCGTATTGGATAATTGTTCAGGAGGCTGACACAAAATGAGGCGAACGGCATGTCCCACATGCCGATACCAAAATTTTGGTAACGAACCTATCGGTCCGTTCTGAAGGGATTGAGACCGCTCTCTTTGCGGCGCGCCTGATTGACGCGCGTCTTAGGCGGGAATGCAGTCGCTATTGGCGCAGCCATCGGTGCGAATGGCCCATCTCGTTGCGGAGTCTCCCCTAGCGTCTGGGACGCTGGCCGATTGCGCTTGGCCGACTTAGGCTTACCGAGTCCTGGTACGTCGCGTGCAGTGCCAATACCTGGGCCAACTGGCTGAGTACCACGCTCAACAGCGGCAGCGAATGGATTCGGCGCGCCGGGTTTTGACTTGCTAGGTATTAATTTCATATCGCGGCCTCAAAGTCCTATGTGTATTCCAATCCTGATCTTGCCAACAAGCCGCACTGGAATCTCTGGTTGTGAGCCCAAAGGCAAGATGCCGCTGTAGCCAAGCGCGACCTGTTGACGCCATTCTACATCTTTAGATGCATTAGGCGTTACACCGGGTCCGAATGGATGCCTTATGCCGCTCGCGGAGCGCCGCTTTTCTGCATTATCAATAGCCATTACGGGGTTGTAGCCTCAGGGGGTCGTAGCCTCAGACTCAGTATAAGTCGTTCCATCATCGCTGAGGTTATGTTTCCACTCCGCATTGTCAGAGTCATCGTACACAATCTTCTCACTGGCGGTAACATCAATGCGGTTACGCATAGCCATATACAGCCGGCTGATCTTGTCAGCAAGACTGACGGTTGCGCCAGGAATACCAGTGGGCTCACTGTACGTATCCGTGGCAAGCGCATCGACAATCTCGGCATTAACTTCAGCAGCTGACACATCATTCAGGGCACTGATCTGCGCCGGAAGCGTCGTGCCTGTGTCAACTAGTATAGCATCGACGTTGGTATCAACTGTATCCAAGGCCGCTGCGGTCGCTAGAGCCGCATCTACAATGGCAGTGTCTACCTCAGCATTTACCTCAGCCGCGCTTATGTCATTTAGCGCACTGATGGCACTTGTAACAGAATTGATGTCTGATGTTAACTCAGTGCGTGTCGGAGGATCATATGCATTCAAAGCATCAGTGACCTCGGACTGCACCTCAGCATCCCAAGCTATATTCCAAGGAATTGCACTAAGATGATCGCCATTACCGCCAGCTTCAGTTAAGCCTGCGCCAGCGGCTCCAATTTCAGCCGTATCAACTAGAATCTGATCAACGATCCCATCAATAGCCACTATGTCGGCTGCAACATTCACTCCAGTAGCATCCGTCACAACGGCGTCGTAGATAGACTCCGCATTCGCGCCAGGATCGCCTATAGCTTGCCCAAATGTTCCAGTTGTCTGATGCCCAGTTGCATCCTCGTCCCACACAGCATCTGCAATTCCGGCAGCTGATGGCACGCTATTGGCTATCTGATCCGTAGCGTCGGCGCCCTCGATCTGCGTAATATTCATGGCATTGGCTGTTGCATTATAGCCTGTGCCATCAAAGAAGCTTTCGGCATTATCTGCAGCCGTGGCATCACCTGATATTTGTGCCACGTTGACGTCTGGAGTCCCAGATAGCACAACGCCTGAGGTTGTTGTTGCATCAAGAACCGTGGACATTTCAGTAGCAATCTCACCAAACGTTCCGGCGCCTAGATGATCACCTTGCAACTCATCCCACACAGCGTCCGCAATTTGATTTGCAGTAGGTCCACTACCTGTGGCTCCCAACGCCGCTATGATCTCAACCGTATCGCCGACAGCTATCGTAAAGATGCCTGGGTCGGCTGCAAGTGTCACCGTCCGTGTTGCGCCGGTATAGTCGCTTATCGACCCGACCGCCTTTTGTACAGCAGTAGCTTGATCCGTAACAACTATAATCGCATTGTTATATGCATCGTCATCAGCTGAGCCCGCAGTCAGCGTGAAGCTGGTCTGCGAAGCCAGCGTTGCGATTGTAGTGCTTTGCAATAGCTGTGGCGGGTTCCCGCCTGCGCCGGTCGTCCATGCAGCATCGCCGCGATCACGCAGCGCTTGTAAGCTCTCTGTAGTATTATCGAACGTATCCCAGTCAGCAGTCGCCGACGCAGACGCGAGCCGTGCGATCACAGAATTGTCTACGACGTCGGCGCCAGTCACTGCGGCTGCCATAAGATGATCTAGATTTATGGCAGTCAGCGCCGCGTCAATTTCCGCATTGACCTCCGCCGCACTCAAATCGTTAAGCGCAGCAATGTTAGAATTGACCCCATTTATGTCAGATGTCAGCTCTGTGCGCGTGGGCGGATCATATGAATTAAGAGCATCCGTTACCTCACTTTGAACCTCGGCGTCCCATGCAGCATTCCACGGTATAGCTGTGAACTGATCACCTGTACCACCGGCCTCAGTCAGCCCGGCTCCAGCAGCTCCGATCTCTGCAGTATCTACCAAGATGGCCGCAATCTCCGTAGCCATCTCACCAAACGATCCAGCTGCTACGTGCGTGCTTTGAGTTTCATCCCATACAGCGTCTGCAATCTCTGCCACGGCATCAGCTGCAAGCTCCGATGCGCCAATAGCGTTGGCCGCGATCTTGGCTGCCGTTATAGCATCCGCTGCAATCTGCGTTGCGCCGATGGCATTTGCCGCAATCTTAGCGCTGGTGATCGCATTAGCCGCAATCGCACCCGCCGTAATCGCTCCCGAACCCCACGCCGTAGCGCCAGCTTGAACAACATTCACGCCGAGCTGCGCAGTGCCTGTATCGACAGCTGAGCCCGCTATGTGGGTTGTATTGACTTGAGGTCGCCCGGCAGCAAAACTTCCTGCTGTGCCTCCAAACTGTGTTACATTTGCAGGTATGACTGCGGCACCAGCGGCAAACAGCGCATCGTAAAGGGCTTCCTCTAGCACTTGATATTCATGATATACAGGCAATGCGCCCGTGACTTGAACACAAAGTTGCAAACGTCCCACCGTATTAGAATCTGTGGCGTCAAGCGTGATTGTATAATAGCCTAATTCGTCGTGCGTACCGCCCCCCGAATTCTTCGCGGCCATGTTGCCGCCGTTCTTCGACAAACGAATGTCGGTGTTCGCAATTGTCAGGCCGGTCTCAGCAGTCGCGCCATCTGTATCATCAATGAAAGGACCAATCAACACTGACTGACTTGCGGTAGATTGCCTAAGGTATTGCATATTATGCTGCCTTCATCATTCTATAATGCTCCCGGAAAACCGGAACAGGCGTTCCGCCCCCCGCAGCTGTCTCGAAATCGAGCACAAAAAGTGTTCGTGAATAGCCAGTGTCTACTCCAGTCGTGCCTTGCTGGAAGCGCCCTCGCAACTGAAAGCTATTCGACCCGGAAAGTCCGGTCCAAGCTTTGGCGACACAGCATCCAGTGGCCATGTCTACGTCGTCATTGAAACAGCGCGTGTACGGACCATCTTCGGTGTCATTCAGACCAATGGCAAATTCAAGAATATCGTCACCAGAATCAGGCGTTAGCGAAACATTCGCAAAAGCCAGCACCAGAGAATCCGTGCCGTTCGGTGTCTGATCCGTATCTAAGCTTGGGTCATTGGCAAATGATGCGCCAGGGGACCAGCTTGATGTCGCAGACAAGCTGGCCAGGATCGAACAATCTGCGGTGATCTCAACGATTTGAAAGGTTCGAAGGTGCTCCGTTGAAACAGGAGAATTTGCACCGACATCGGTTTGCCACTTCAACTCGAACGTATGTGTGCCGGAGATGCCAGTCTTGACATGCATCCCGCAAAAGCTGTTATCAAACTGCGTATCATCGACAGCGACCGCAACTTGAGCGCCTTCCGCCGTGTTATCGACACCAAAGACAAAGCTTACCCCGGCGTCCCCATTATATTCCATCGGCACAATGCCGATCATTAGCAGAATCGAATCGGTGCCTGCTACGTCAACGCCTGTCGCTTGAAAGAGATTGGCTAAGGTTGCGGCCGAGGTTGCCGAGCCAGTAGACGATTCATCGACCAGAATGCTTGCGCCGTTCTCAATTTCGATGACTTGCAACGTATGCGGATTGGCGGTTTCAATTGCAGGGGTTGCGCCTGAGCCGGTAGTGGTAATCCATTCCAGCGCAAACGAGTTCGACGAACCGCTGAGGCCATCCACGGCCCAGACCAGCGTCATCGAATAGGATTCAGAGTTGATGCTGTCACTCCCGGCTCGGCCAATCGGAGAGCCGGTTGGACTGCCATTGACCGAGAACCGGAAATCGGCACCATTGTCGGTTGACTGATCGGCAATCGTCACCGTGGCAATCAGCAGCACAACGCTGCTTGTGCTCTGGACGGTAATGCCGGAGGCGGACAAGTCGGGCACCGTTGCCCAGCTACCACTTGCACTGCCTCCCGTTGTGCTTTCGATATCGACTAGATTATTGCCAGCCATCGGCGTTACTCTCCCGGATCGAGCTTTTTCCAAATCCGCAAGATCATACGGTTGAGCCTCGCTATATGTTGGTTCTGGCTGGGATTATTCTGAGCATTCCAAGGCGGTCCAATGGCAAAGGCCTCGATCTCAGCCAACATTGAGGCATCTATATCTTCAGCATTTTGACGTGGCGTTGTGTCGGTCTCAACGTGATTGGCCAGGATCGCATCGAACGCCGTGACTTGCGCGGGGGAAAGATCGGGCTCAAAAAAACCACGCAATTCCCCCGGTTGCATTATGACCTCACCCTGTAAGGTTCTGGTGACCACATGGGGGGCACTGCGCGGCTTGACGATGCGCCTTGGCATCGTCGAACCAGTCGTAAACAATGCGGGATCGATCTCGTAGCCACCAAGATCGAAATTCATAAATTTGGCTGGGAATTGTTGCCGCAGCTCACGCCTGATAAGCTGGACATTGAAGTTCCGCGCCAGAGTTCGGGTAAGGATTTGTACCATCCCATCCTCAATATAGAGCTTCCACGTCTGCAGTTGTACCAGTGGAGCGTATTCTATTCCAAGCAACCGGCAGTATCTCGCCCTGCTGATATAAAGTAACAGTTCGACTACTGCCGTTGGCCGTAATACCCGACACATCACCAACACTTACGCAGCGAAGAGCCCTGCATACACCATTAGGTAGATCGTTACTATCATTAGGAGTAACAGCTACAATATCCTCAGCCGGCTCAACCCTAGCTACGCTACCAGATTTATCATATAATGGCATCTGTCACATCACCTAAAAGGTGTCCAGACGTCGGAGAAGCGAAGTACGATCCAACGTCTGGACTTGGCCACCGCAACCGGGAGCGGGGCGGAGGCAACTATGCGGTTATCTGCGTAGTAGCAACAACCCGACCGTATAAACTTAAGGCGCCAAGAACACTTACCACTATGCCCGCCAATAAATCGGGGCCAGTTGATACAATCTGATCAGCTGCTTCTTGACTAAAGAACCCTGCTGCTACAGCTATGCCGGCTGCGACTTGCAAAACGGACGCCCATATAGTCTTGCTAGTAAGCCAGTGCTTTTCCGTCTCCATAGAGGAATCTCCTTCGTTTATGCTTAATAATATGCGCGTAAAATGGCCAAACGTCAAACGTCGCATACGCCTGACGCGCAACCCGGTTCCTCAATGGCTTGGCGAATCCCAAATCGCTTGCCTCCAATATTAAACACAGTGCATCCTTTCGCACCGCGCCGCCATGCTCGATGGTAAAGCGCCTTGAATTCATCCCACTCCATTGTCGGCGGAACGTTACATGTCTTAGATACAGCGCTATCAGTATACATCTGCACTGTACAAAGCACATTAATATGCTCGTCAACTGTTACCTTTGCTGCGTCACGAGGAACTGTATTAAAGTTTGCGTGCGCGTAGTCTTCAACAAGAAACTGTTTTCGGCCATCTAATGTATGAATAGTTCGACTTTCTTGGACACAAAATACTGGCTCAATGCCGCTGGAAATGTTGTCGGCGCAGAGACTGATCGTTCCAGTGGGGGCAATCGAAATTAGATGGCTGTTGCGAATGCCGTGGCGATCAATCGCCTGACGCGCCGTATCGCCAAGACTTTGAATAAACGGGCTATCAAGATACTCTTTCCGAAATGCCGGAAATGTCCCAAGCTGTTCAGCTAGCTGCGCTGATGCATAGTAAGCTGTATCCCGAAGTGTACCCATCACGCGATGCAAAAATGCAATAAAGTCATCCTTACCATAGGGAAAACCGAGCGTCTCCAGTGCATTTGCTACGCCTGTAACGCCAAGTCCCATGCGCCGCTTTTGCAATGCCTCATGTAGCTGCTCCTGCAGTGGGTATCGCGCCACATCATTAATGCGGTCCATAGCTCGTACTACGCATAGGATATCCTTCTTAAATGCGTCGAAGTCAAAACGGTATGAAGACTCCGACATTGGCCTAATGTATTTAACTAAGTTGAATGAACCCAGGAGACAAGCGCCATACGCAGGAAGAGGCTGTTCGCTGCAGGGGTTGGTAGCGCATATGGTTTCGCAGTAGGAGAGATTGTTCGTCTCGTTGATCTTATCAATGAATATAACTCCCGGCTCTGCCCAGTCCCATGCGCTTCGCATGATCGCGTCCCACAGCTGTCCTGGATTAACCGTTCTATACGTTTCGCCATTAAACTGGAGAGGGAATTCTGACGCGCCTTGCTCAACCGCTGCCATGAATGCGTCGGTAACTGCAACTGATATGTTAAATCCGGTAAGGCGATCTCCATTATTCTTGGCATGGACGAACTCTTCGATATCAGGATGGTCAACTCGGAGGATCCCCATCTGCGCCCCTCGTCTGTGCCCTGATGAACATGTAGCAAGCCCCACCGCATCGAAGATGTGCATAAACGAGATGGGTCCTGTAGCATTGCTATTGAGCTTTTTAATAAGCGAGCCGCGTGGTCTGATTGTAGAGAAATCGTAGCCAATCCCACCTCCCATTCTCATAGTCGTAGCAGCCTCTTTGGCGCGGTCCATGATGCTACCAGGGCCATCTACAAACGAATCCTCTATTGCGCCCGATACAAAGCAGTTATGCGAGCACACGTTTTTCGACGTACCAATAGAGGCTAAAACGCGGCCGGCTGGTAAAAAGCGCTGATTTAGTAGGATCTCCCGAAACTCGTGATAGTGATTCGTGCCAGAATGTAGACCTGACGCTACTCTATTACATACATCTCTGAATGTCTCGCCTGGTTGACAGTACTTCTGCCTAAAGATCTCTTGACTTGCGGGTGTCTGCGGTCCATATTCCGACATTGTTACCTCATTATTGATTGAAAGTTACGTAAGGCCTTGATTTTACACCGAAAAACCGGGAAATTTCAATACAATGTCCGATAGAGAGAAGCTGGAGGACTACCTGATCCTGGCGCATGAGCTGCAAAAGCGTCGGGAGGCCGATCCCCTTAAGACTTTTCCACTTCACGAAAAGCAGAAGCTGTTTGTTGACAGTGTTTTGCAAGGAAAAAAGAAAGAGAACTGGTTCATTGCGGCCAACCGTAGTGGAAAAAGCGACGCTGGGGCATATATCGGCGCAACACTGGCTAGGTTTGGCCGTACCGATGGTGGAAAATGGGATACTTCGCCAAATCCGCTCGGTGGCGTAGCGGTTAAGGACCGCGCAACAAGTGGATGGGTCAGTGCGCTGGACTTTCCAACATCTCGAGATGTAATTCAGCCTAAATACTTCGACAATCGATTTGGAATGCGGGACGGAAGGCATCAACCGTTCATACCTGACCACGAGATTGAGCGGTGGGACCCAGAAGCACAGGTACTGCGCCTGAAAAATGGATCACTTATAGGATTCAAAAGTGCGGAGAGCGGACGCCGTAAGTATCAGGGCGCAGACCGCGACTGGCTTCACATGGATGAAGAGCATCCGTGGGAAATATACCAGGAAGCCGTCATTCGAGTCGGACAATCCCCCCTTATAGTGTTCTGCACATGCACCATTCTTCCACCTGAAGGCGGTAACCAGACAGTTTCATGGGTCTTTCCAAAGATTATTCAGCCGTGGCAGGAAGGTAGATTGCCAAATGCTGGACTTTTCGGCGCCTCAATATACGACAATCCAGGCATCGCGCGAGATGAGATTAAGCGTCTTGAGGCCATCTATCCCGAAGGAAGCGCTGCTCGCCGTATCCGTCTAAATGGGGAATGGATACCTGGTATTGGTGGCGCCAGGGCTTATCCCTCATTTGAGCGCTCAATCCATGTAACTACCGAAATAACCCCAATAGCATTCCGTCAGCCGCTACTTTGGACATGGGACTTCAACGTTGAGCCCATGACTTCAAGCGTATGGCAGCGCCACAACGGTGTTTACAACTGCTACCATGCGCTATACCTCGAGGAGGGTAGCATCCGTGATATGGTGGACTTATTCTACTATAATGTGCCGCGCCACGGAGCAGCGATCTGGTTATACGGTGATTCAACTGGTAAGGGCCGGATTGGACAAACTGGTAAATCCGACTATTGGACTATCATGAACGAGATGCGACAGTATGGCTGTCCAATTAAACTGCGTGTGCCTGAGGATAATCCGAGAGTGCCTGACCGAATAAACGCGGTTAATCGTTTAATGCAGGACGAAAACGGGCAGGTTCGTGTTCAACTGTGCGCCCATAACACAAGGCCCTTGATCGAGGACTTTGAGAATGTGCTGCGCGATAACCGAGGCGGTGTAATGAAGGTGACCAATAAGAAAGACCCGTATTTCTGGCGCACCCACTCGAGCGATGGCGCTGGGTATATGCTGGCATTTGAAGAACCAGTGCGCCTGACGAGTAGTGGTGTTCAATCTGGAGTTCCCGGCGCGCTTAGTGGTCCTCGCTACGGATTCGGGGCACATCATTGACAAATCGACCCGCAAGAGACAGAAATGTAAAAACGGATTATACGCTATGCCGAGCCTGCTTGACAGCGCTAACTAGCGACGTCGAACACCGCCTCGGCATACACGTGCAATG